GTTACCGCGCGTCGTACAACGCGATGAACGCACGACCGTCCGGGCAGGCTGTCTACATCAGCAACATGGGCGATGCCCGGTCGGTGGTGCTCAACAGCCTGCGTAAGACAGCGCTCGCGTTCGCGAAGTGGTGGGAGCAGCACGGCAGCGAAGAGCGCGCGGCGGAGCTCGCCGGCGCCGCGGACGGGCACGAACCTGCGTGGCTGGTCGGTGAGTACCGGATTGGGTTGTTCGAATGGTCGGCGCCGGCCGGATCACACCCGATGGACGTCGACGCGTGGGCGGCCGCCAATCCGCAGCTAGGCCGCGGCCGGCTGGACTACTCCACCATCCGCGCGGACGCGGTTGCCGTGGCCGCGCCGGGTGCCGACCAGGAACAACTAACCGGGTTCCTAACTGAGGTGCTGTGCATCGACGTCCCGACGCTTGACCCTGCGATTGCGCCGGCCGCGTGGGCAGCCTGCCGCGACGTCGGCACGCTGGACGCTGCCCGCTCGAGGCTCGCCGCGTGTGTCGACGTCGCGCCGGATCTACAGCACGCGTCGCTCGCGGTGGCCGGCATCCTGGCGGACGGACGGGCCCGGGTGGAAGTCGTGCAATCGTGGGACGGACCGACCGCGGTTGACCAGCTGCGCGAGGCGCTGCCCGCGTTGCTCGCCCGGATCCGGCCGCGGACGTTCGGTTGGTTCCCGAACGGGCCCGCGGCTGTGCTCGACACGGACCTACGGGACCGGCGCAAGGCTGGCCGGTACGGGTGGCCACCCCGCGGCACGACGGTGGCGGAGATCGGCACCGAGGCTGCCGCGGTGTGCATGGGGTTCGCCGAGCAGGTCGACGCGGCGCGGATCGCGCAGTCCGCGCAGGCTCTACTCGATACGCAGGTGGAGCAGTCGCAGAAACTGCGCACCGGGGCCCGGTGGGTGTTCACGCGGCTGGGTGCCGGGCACTGCGATGCGGTGTACGCGGCCGCCGGCGCCGTGCACCTCGCCCGGACGTTGCCGACCCGTCGCGAGGTGTCCGCGGATGTCGTGATCGGCTAGCCCCGGGGGAACACCTTGTGCGTCCAGCGCTTCGACGCTGCCTGACGCGTGACGCCGAGCGCATCGCCTACGCGCTGCCAGGACCATCTGTCCTCGCGGACAACCTCTGTCACGTGCGCGTCCAGCGCGATATCGAGGCACATCTGCATTTCGGAGATCCGCTGCATGATGGCTGTCTGACCCTCGCTGCGCGCTGCCTGTAGTTCGGTGTAAGCCTCTTCGATCTCGTCCCAATTCACCATGACCCGCAACCTCCGTTGACCAGCTGGGCGCTACAGCCGCAACCTTAGTTGCGAATCCGGGTTACCGCAACCCGGGTTGCGGTGTGGGCGCCGAGCTGGTCAACGCGGGTTGCGGCGCGCCGCTAGTTGGGAACGGTTTTCACTGCTAGGCCGTACACTGCCGATCATGGGATGGTGGCGCGCAGCAGTGCAGGTCGCTAAGCGTATGGCCGGCATTCGGCCCGCGTTCCAATTCGACTCCGCGCCGCGTCCGATCGCGGATCTCTTGGCGTTGATGAACAGCGTCAGCGGTTCCCCGGTCACCCGAGAATCGGCGCTGACCGTGATGGCTGTGCTCCGCGGCCGCAACGAGCTGGTCTCGCTGGCCACGATCCCACTGCGGCAGTACCGGGGGCTGGACGTCATAGAGTCGCCGCTGCTGCGGCAGATCGACCCTGACGTGCCGAACGTGATCACGATGTCCCGCACGCTCGAGGATCTTGTGATGGTCCGGACGGCGTGGTGGCAGATCACCGGTCAGGACTTCGACGGCTACCCGGTGTCGGCGCGGTTCGTCCCGTACGAAAAGGTGTCGCTCGAGCCCCCGGACAGCAAGACTCCCGTACCCCCGGGCAAGTGGGTGTGGGTCGACGGCAAGCGCGTGTCCATGTCGCTGATGATCCGTTTCGACTCCCCGAACCCCGGGCTGCTGTCCGCCGGCGCGAAAGCGATCCGCCGCGCGCTGCTGCTGGACAACCTTGCGAGCACGTACGCGGAGAATCCGCGGCCGCTGGACTACTACACCGACACCGATGACCCGAACATCGAACCGCTGACGCAGGAACAGATTCCCGGCTTCCTGGCACAGATGCGCTCGAGCGCGGCGCGGCTGGGCACGGTGTGGCTGCCCAGCAAGGTCAAGCGCGTCGACATCAACGCGCCGTCGCCGGCGGAGCTACAGCTAGTTGAGCTGCAAGCGCAGGTGACGAAAGAGATCGCGAACGCGATCGGTGTCGACGCTGAGGATCTCGGCGTGTCGACCACCTCGCGCACGTATCAGAACGAGGATGCGCGCCGGCGCGACAAGATCAACCGGATGTTCGCGCCGTTCATGTCCGCGATCACGGACCGGTTGTCTATGGGCGACGTGACGCGCCGCGGGCACTTGATCAAGTTCGATCTGACGGACTACCTGAAAGCTGACCCGACTACGCAGATTGCCGTCTGGCAAGCGCTGAAAGACATGGGAGCTATGAGCGCATCTGAGGTCCGCGCCGCGTACGGGCTGTCCGGGCCCCCGCCGGCTGACGCGGCCGCGGTCGCCGCGGTCGCCGCGTCCGACCCGCGGCCGGCTATCCAGCTGGGCGACATCACCCCGCAACTGCCGTTGTCCAGCTGGCCACCCGGAACGCAACCCGCGTTGCCGCCGGCCGGCCGGCGCTCCTTCGACGCCGGGGTGTCGCTGACGTTCGCCGCGGCAGAGTTTGCGGGCGACGTCGCGGCGCCGACTGTCGACACCGCGCGCCGGCGGATCACGGGGCTCGCTGTCCCGTACAACAAGATCGGGCAGAAGTACGGCGAGGCTTACCGCTTCCTGCCCGGCTCTCTGGAGTACGGCGATCACGTCAAGCACTTCAAGGACCACGCGGTACCGGTCGGCAACCTCGAGAAACTGACCGATGGACCGGACGGCCCGGTGGTAGAGCTCTCCGTGCATGACGGCGTGGAAGGCAGTCCCCAGAAGTACGAGCGTGACCAGCTGCTCTTCGACGCGGACGGAGGGCTGTACAACGGGCTGTCGGTCGGCGTCGACTTCGACCTGTTGCACGACGCTACGTACAACGAGGATGACGGCGTGTGGGACGTACACCGCGCGACGCTCCGCGAGGTGTCGTCCACCTCAATGCCCACGTTCGATGATGCCCGCGTGACCAAAGTGGCCGCGAGTCGTACAGGAGGAAACATGGATCCCTGCCAGCATTGCGGGCACCGTCACGCGCCCGGTATCGCGTGCGCCACTCACGCGGCACGCGTCGCCGCGTTCTCGCAGCCGGCGCCGCAGCCCGGACAGCTGCAGCCGGCGCCGCAGCCCGGACAGCCGCAGCCGCCGCCGCAGCCGCACCCGACCCCGGTACCGGCCGGCGCCGACCCGAACCTCTACGCCGCGTTCGCTGCCTTCCAGCAGGCACAGCAGCAGATCGGCGCGCTGCCGACCGCGGAACAGGCCGCGCGGCAGTTCGTCAACGCGGACCACGGCGCCGCCGGCGCCGCGCAGGTCACCGAACCGCCCCCGTACCGGTTCGATCGGCGCGGCAACCTGCGGCGCGGCTCGCACGATTTCTCGACGGACCTCGCGGCCGGCTGGCGTGAGGGTGGCGGCGGTGACCTCGCCGCGCGGGACCGTGCACAGTCGTTCATCACGACCGCGTTCGCTGACGGATCCGCGCTCGCTAACCTCGCGGTGTCGGAACAGTTCGCAGTGACCAGCGGCAACGTGGCCGCGCTCAACCCGAACCGCAACCGGCCGGACATGTACGTCGATCAGATGGAGTACACGTACCCGCTGTGGGAGGCGATCAACAAGGGCACGCTCGAGGACATCACCCCGTTCGTCATTCCCAAGTTCAACACCTCGTCCGGGCTGGTCGCCAACCACGTGGAAGGCACCGAGCCGACCCCGGGCGCGTTCACGGCGACCGCGCAGACCATCACCCCGTCAGCGGTGTCCGGCAAGGTCGAATACACCCGCGAGGCGTGGGACCAGGGTGGCAACCCGCAAGCGTCCGGGCTGATCTGGACGCAGATGGTCCGCGGCTACTACGAGGCGCTCGAGGCGTACGCGGTGAGCTCCCTCGCCGGGGTCGCCGCGTCGCTGCCGGACATCACCATCACCACCGCGGCCGCTGACGCCACGCTCGACCAGGCTCTGGTCGATGCCATCGTGCCGCTGCACTACATCCGCGGCGGTCAGCGGTTCCGCAAGGCGTTCACGCAGATCGACCTCTACAAAGCCATGGCCAAGGCCAAGGACAGCGCCGGCCGCCGGCTGTACCCCGCGATCGGCCCGATGAACGCGGCCGGAACCGCGGACGAGGACTACGCGACCATCCGCGCCCACGGCATCGACTGGTTGCCCGCGTGGGCCCTCGCCGCGACCGGCATCGTCGCGGCATCGTCGTACATGTTCGACCCGCAGCGCGTGTGCGGCTGGGCGACGGCGCCGCAGCGGCTCGACATCTCGTGGCGCGTGGCGTGGGTGGACATCGGCATCTGGGGTTACAAGGCGTTCGGCGTGACCGACTTCGCCGGTACCCGCGAGGTCATCTACGACCCGGTGTAGTCCAGCCTGTGGGATTTTCCCGCATCAGTTGACCTTGTACGCCCGTCCGACCAGCGAGTATGGACCGGGGTCGATCGGCCCCGGTCCGCCCGGATTGGAGATCATCAATGCCCGAGAGTAAGCAGCAGCCGCAGCGCGGCGCCGGCGCCGACCCGGCGCCGACCCGGGAACAGTTCGAAGCATTGCAGCGTGAGAATGAGCAGCTCAAGTCGCAGCTGACCGAGGCGCGCGGCGCGCAGAATCCGTCGCGGGTGACGTTCGCCGCGTCGCCCCCGTTCAAGCTGTCGGAAGGCGACCGGCAGGCACTCGAGATCAACGGCGTCGCAACCGACACGTTCACCGGCAAGCAGCTGCTCGCGGATGACTTCGGTATCGACGTCAAGACGGACGAGGGCAAGGCAGCCCTCGAGCGCGCTCGCCAGGCTCGCGGGAAGTCCGGGGATGACCCGGTGCACTCCGCGGCCGGTATCGAGGGCGTGACGCACGTGTACCCGTCCGTGGCGCCCGGTGTGCTCGCGAAGGACGCCCCGGTACGCGGCGCCGTGCCTGAGGGCACGCAGGAACGCTGAGGGGCTGGCAGCAGTGGTCTGGGCACCCGACTACATCACGGTGGCGGAGTACAACGCGTGGTCCCGTGTGGGCGACACGGTTGACGACGTAGAAACCACTGTGTGGATCACTGCTGCCTCTCGCGCGATCGACGCACACTGCGAACGGCAGTTCGGCAGTATCGCGGCCGCCGGCGCCCGGGTGTACCGGCGCGGCGCCTACTGGGATCCGGATCTAGAGCTCTACGTCCAGCCGATTGACGATGTGCAGGACGCGACCGGCATGACGGTGGCGGGTGTCGCGTTCGCATCATCGGGGGCTGTGCTGCTGCCCGATAACGCGCTCGTGAACGGCCGGCCGTATGAGGCGATCGGCGTGACGTCGTGCCCGGTGTACCCGCTGACCGTGGTCGCGAAGTACGGCTGGACGGCCGTGCCCACGCAGGTCAAGGGTGCGTGCCGGTTGCAGACGTCGCGGTTCATCACCCGCCGAGACAGCCCGTACGGCATCGCGGGCACCCCGGACGCCGGATCCGAGCTCCGATTGCAAGCGAAGGTTGACCCTGACGTAGCGGTGGCGCTGCGCGGGTTGGGTCGGCTGGGTGTGCCCGGATGAACCTCGCGGACGTCATGACGGAGACGGAGAACGCTCTCAAGACGATCAACGGGCTGCGCGTGTTCGGCTGGTCGACACCGCGGATCGCCCCGCCGGCCGCCATCGTCACGCTGCCGGAGAACGTCCTGTTTCACCAGACGTACGGGACCGGATCCACCAAACTCGAAGACCTGATTGTCGTCGTGATGGTCAGCCGCGCGAAGGACCGGACCGCGGTCAAAGACCTGATGCCGTACGTAGCGGAGACGGGCGCGAAGTCGGTCAAGACGGTGCTCGAGGGCTGGGCGCCGGCCGGCGCCGCGTGGGACGTCCTGACGGTGAACAGCGTTGAGTTTGACGCGGTGGCGTACGGCGAGGTCCCGTACCTCGCGGCAATGTTCCACATGGAGATCATCGGGAAAGGGGCGCTGCCGTGAGCATCGCGCATGGACGGTTGACCAAAATCACGGTCGCTACGAAAGACATCAGCCCGTACTGCAAGACGTCCAGCTACGAAATGGGCGCGGACGTGCACGACTCAACCGGGTACGGCGCGACGAACAAGGGCAAGGCAGGGGGGCTCAAGGAAGGCAAGTTCACCTGCGGCGGAACGTACGACAACACGGCGCTAGTCGGCCCCCGCATCGTGCTGCATTCCCTGGTCGGCACGACCGTGGCCGTGGTCCGCAACGTGGAGGGCATCGGCACCGGCAAGCCTAACGACGCGTTCAACGCTGTGCTCGAGAAGTACGTGGAGACGAACCCCGTCGATGATCTTGTGTCATGGTCGGCTGACTTCCAGATCGACGGCGTAGTGACCACCACCGCGCTGCCGTAACCAGACCCCGGGGGAAACCATGACAGCACGAAAGCTGGTCACAGTGAACAAAGATGATCTTTTCCGGCCGCGGGTACAAGAGGTCGGCATCGTCCAGATCGACGGCGTGGGAGCTTTCAAGATCCGGCCGCTGACCAGGGCGCAAGCGCTCGAGGTGCAAGAGCTCCGCGAGGTCAGCCTGCTGGACGCCGAGAACCTACTGATCAGCTACGGGCTGGTCGACCCCGCGCTGACGCAGGAAGAGGTCCAGCGCTGGGCAGAGAACGCACCCGCGGGCGACCTCGCCGCGGTGTCGATGGGCATCGGCCGGATCTCCGGCATGATGCCCGACTCCGGGAAGGGCGCCACAAAAAGCACTGCTGGATGATCCAGAACTGCACTTTGAGTTTTACCTTGCGCAGAAACTAGGCAGGACCGTGACGGAGCTCCGCGCGACCATGACGCACGCTGAGTTTCTGATGTGGTCCCGGTACTACCTGCTGAAAGCGCAGGCGGAAGAGCTCGAGAGGCTGAAAGCGTCATGAGTGATCAGATCCGGATCGAGGGCATCGCAGAGTTTCAACGCGCCCTGCGTCAGGTCGACAAAGACCTACCGAAACAGGTCCGGATCATCCTCAACCAGGCCGTGACGCTGGTCATCGACTGGGCGCTTCCCCGGATCCCTACCCGGTCCGGGCGGGCACGACAGTCGGTCAAGGCCCGTTCGTCGCAGCGCGAGGCACGCGCAGTCATCGGCGGGAAACGCGCCCCGTACATGCCGTGGCTCGACTTCGGCGGTGAGGGCAAGGTCAAGGGGCGGCCGGCGCCGCGACCGTTCATCAAACGCGGCCGGTACCTCTATCAGGGGCTCGAGCACACACAGGACGACGTAACCAAGATCATGGAGGATGGTCTGCGAGCGCTCGCGGCCGGCGCCGGATTGGACATGGACTGATGGCGAATCAGGTAACGCTCACGTTCGCGGGTAAGACAACCGACCTCGAGCAGGCCAACGACCGGGCTGCGCAGTCGACTGAGGTCATGGCGATGCGCATGACGCAGGCGACCAACGACACCGCGGAACGCTTCGACCACCTGTCACAGCAGAGCTCTCTACTGTCCGGCGGTATCGGGGACGTGGGTGGCGCGCTGACCACAGCGTTCGGCGAGAACACACCGATCGGTGAGTTTGGCGCGAAGATGGAGAGCGCGTCCGCGCTGATCATGGGGTTCACCGGTCTG